AGGAGCTTTATTCACAGGAGTCATTGGTGGAATTGGTTCCACTGTTAAAAGATTAGCAGGCCGTGGAGAAAAATTAGACATTGCTAATAGTAAATTAGATAGATGGATTGACAAGGCAGCTGGAAAATTTAGGGCACGTAGTGATAAGACTCCAGAGTTTTTTGATATAGAAAGAACTTCTAAAGGAATGAGAGGAGCAGACACCGTGCTCGCTAAAAATATATCAAGAGATACGGATAAATTTATTGATGGTATCTTTCCCCCTCTTAGAACCATATGGAATAAACAAAAACAGGGAGAGCGAGATAAACTTTTAAAAGAAATTAATGATCTTCTTTTATCTGGAGATCCTAAACTGGTTGATGAAGTTATTGACGGAGCTCCTACAGGTAAGATGGTTTCTCAGTGGGGTAAAATGGATCAGACTAAGCTCGAAGCATTAACCAAGAAGCTTGTAGGTTTAGGTGCTAAGAATGATGAGATCGCTGGAATGATTATGGGTCTTGGAAGAATAAGGCAGCGTTGGGATGATCTCTTTACAGAAATTGGAAGAACTCTAGATGCTGATGAAATTAAAGAATTCAAAGATCTATTTGGAAATAAATTTAAAGATTACTTAGGGGCTACTTATGATGTCATGCAAAACAAAAGTATTATTCCATGGCTAAGATATAAGCCAACTGAAGAAGCAGTTACTGAGGTCAAAGATATATTTAAAAGAACTTATGCAGAGGTGAATCCAGGAAAAACATTATCGGATCTAGAAGCAGAGCAAGCCGTCGCAAGAGTATTAGACACAGCTGAACTTCCTAAAGGAATGAGAATGGATAAACCATCCGATCCTTATTTTGCTATCCCTGATTTCTTTTTAGGTAAGACGACTCTAGATGAAGCAACAAGAATGGGACTTAAGAAACCCGGTCTTTCACAAATTGCTCCGGAATTTAGAGGAGCTTTTGAAAGACTCTTAGGTAAACAACAAAACCCTATGCAAACTATCTTGGGAGGTATGGCTAAACTTTCCTTAGTAGCTCAAAGAAATATATTTTTTAGAAATATTTTTAATAAGAATGAAGAACTATTAAATAAAGCAACAAAACAAATTGAAGATACAGGTACTACAGATATCATGCCTATGTTTACAAAAAGTGAGGACCAGGCACGTCAATTTTTTGGAAATGATTATAGAGCCATTCAGGTTTTAGATGAAGCTCAAAAAGGAAGAGTGGGTCTGGGATCAGGGGCAAGTAATCCTTTTGGAAACCGAGGACAAACTTTTTATGCACGTCCTGGGTTAGCTGAAGCGCTTGAGGCTCAAGGAATTAACTCTAAAGGTTTTACTTTAATGGGAAGTGAAATGTTAGGGGACATGTACACAGGACTTCTTTTATATCCTAAAGCCACATCACAGATTGCTAAAACTATTTTATCTCCCATCACTCACATGAGAAACTTTATAAGTGCTGGAGCTTTCGCAGCCGCTAATGGAATTATTCCTGCTAACTTTAGTAAAGTCAATGTAACAGTGGCTGGTAAAGAATTGGTAGAGAACCCAATGAAGTTAGCCTATCAGGCATTACAAACTCCTTTGAAAGGAACAAGACAACAAAATGATTTATACGATAAGCTTATTAGATTAGGAGTGGTAAACAGTAACGTAAGACTCGGGGATCTTTCCAGATTATTAGAAGATATAAACTTTGGTGCAACCATGAGCTACCAAAAAGGCATGAAGGGTTTGCTTAAACAAATGTCCAAAATAAAATCTGTTGGTCAAGATTTATATACGGCTGAGGATGACTTCTGGAAAATTTATTCTTGGGCTATCGAAAAAGCTAGATTGACAAGAGCTTTAGAAAAACAAGGAGTTGCGAGAGGAACTAAAGATGCCTGGATTAAAAATAATAAAGGGGAATGGATTGAGGTTACGGAAGACTGGTTAGAAAAAGAAGCAGCTGACATTGTTAAGAATAATATTCCTAACTATGATTACGTCCCTGATTTTATTAAAGGCTTACGTAAACTTCCAATTGGAAACTTCGTATCATTCCCAGCGGAGATTGCAAGAACAGGAGTGAACATAGTTCAAAGAGCATTAAGAGAAATTAATCAAACTTATACGCTAGCTAATGGTAAAGTTATTAAACCTTTTACTGGGATAGGTTACACAAGATTGTTTGGATTTACGACAACAGTTGCAGCCGTACCTTACGCAACTCAAAAAATGTTCCAAACTATTTATGATGTGACTGATGAAGAGAGAGAAGCCATCAGAAGATATGTAGCTGAGTGGTCTCAAAACTCTACCATCCTTCCTATTAAAGACGAAGAAGGAAACTTTAAGTATGTAGACTTTAGTCATGCTAATGCATACGATACCTTAATCAGACCTCTTCAAACCGTTATTAACCAAGTAGCTGATGGTGCTCCTGAAGATGGGATCATGAATGATTTATTAGCGGGTGTCTTTGAATCCATGAAAGAATTTGGTGAGCCGTTTATTAGTGAATCAATTTGGACGGAAGCTGTCTCCGATATTATTATGAGAGGCGGAAGAACTAGAGAAGGTTATGAAGTTTATAACGACCGAGATAGCGGAGGAAATAAAGCTACTAAAATATTTGAACACTTAGTTAAAGCTCAAATGCCTTTCTCTTTTGATCAGTTTAAAAGATTAGATAGATCTATTAAAGAAGTAGATGTTATTACTAGAGGTAAGTACGATGAGTACGGTCAAGATTATGAATTCGGTGATGAGTTTGCAGGACTCTTTGGTTTCAGAGCTGTTAATGTTAATCCTGAACGAACAATTAAATTTAAAGTCGCTGACTATAAAGAAGGGGTTAGACAATCAGGATCTTTATTTACCAGAGAATCTTTAAGGGGAGGACCCATAGAACCTAGAGAAATTGTAGATGCATACATCAATGCTAACAGAGCTCTGTTTAATGTTAAGAAAAAACTTATGTTAGACTTAGATGCAGCTAAAACATTAGGAATATCAAGAAAAGCTTACGATAGTAATGTAGATATCTCAGCTATAGAATTAAACTCTATTGAGAATAGTAGATTCAGACCGTATACCCCATCACTTAATGTTCAAAGAGCTTTCGAAGAGAACGCAAGAAAGTTAGATCTACCTAATCCTTACAGAGAAGCAGCCACTACTATTAATTCTCTAGCCAGACAATTTTCTAGACTCTCATTGAATGCTCCAGCTTTCCCTAATGTAGAAAATCCATTAATGCCTATGGATGCTGGTACACCAATAACTACCCCTGGTTCATTGAATCTACCTAGTGTAGATCAAGCAACTCTAACCGCTCAAGGCGTCGGGATGGGTGGAACTATTCCATTTAATCAGATGACGACACAACAAAAACTAGATATACTATTTGGTAGAGGGTAATTCTTAACCAATAATATATGCCAAAATCAGAGTACCAAGAAATTATCAATGAGTATAAGGAGCAAGTCCGAATCCTTAAGGAGCAGGTTAATGAACTGACCGATGCTTGCAAAGCCAAAGACTCTGCGTTAAAAAGAGCATTACAGAAGTTAGAATATACAACAGAAGATTTAGATAAGATGATAGATAAAGAAAAGGAGAAAAAGGATGAAGCTAAGCCCTAATTTTAGTTTAAACGAGCTCACAAAGAGCCAGACAGCAGAGAGAAAAGGCATTGATAATACCCCTAGTGCTGAGCACCAGGAGAACCTTAAATCGCTCTGTACGCACGTCCTACAGCCTGTTCGTGACCACTTTGGGCAGGTAGTTTCCGTTTCTAGCGGATATCGCTCTCCAGAGCTCTGTACAGCCATAGGCTCAAAAATCACGTCGCAACATGCAAAAGGCGAGGCGGCGGACTTCGAAATCTTTGGAGTATCTAATAAAGAGCTTGCAGATTGGATCCATTATAACCTCAACTATGATCAACTTATTCTCGAGTACTGGAAAGAATCAGATCCGAACTCGGGCTGGGTACACTGTAGTTATTCTGAAAATCAAAAACGAAGACAATATTTAAAAGCTTTCAAAAGCAACGGCTCCACGAAATACGAACCAATGGTGTAAAAACCGAAAAAATTTGTGAGTGAACTTTTACTACACTCCTAGATTTTGTAGGATTAAGCAAATCCTAACCAACCCGTAATTATAAATTTTTCATTTTTTTCACTAATCTGTCCTTTATGGGTATGGGTGAAATCTGGTGGCCAAATCAACGTTAGTCCTTTTTCAGCCGGAGTCGTGATATCCTGATATTTGAACTGGGTACCGGCATCAGGGACCGTATTTAAATAAGTCATAAACACTAGACAACGATTATCCTTTTTATGGCTCCTTTCAAAATGCCATCCCTTAAAACCTTCTCCAGGTTTATAGCGTTGAATCTGAAACGTTTCAATCATGCCATATTGAGAAAACTCTTCTAATTCTGGATACTTCTTTTCATAGGCTTGAATAACCAAATCTAAATTTTTTCGATAATCAATAATTGTTTGATGTTGATAATAGGGATCAATAATTAATTCAGTAGAAGTCTTAATATCTTCATTAACATGAGCAGGATGTGGCCCTACTACCCCCTTCTGGTGCTTGTCTGAATTTGTTTGAAAGACATGAATTAAATGATCACAAATATTGGTAGGAATGTACCATCCTCCAATAAAACTATTTTTAGGTAAACAATATTCTTTTAAATCCATGCTTTTAATTCCTCTCCCATTATTTGGGACGCAATATTCACTTTTTTTCGTAAAGCTTTTACAATTCTTTCATCAACTGTATTTTCCACCATTAAATCAATATAAGTCATGGGAAAATGTTGTCCAATACGATCAATCCTAGCTTCTGATTGTTGACGTTTTTCTAAATCATAACCATTCGAGTAATATATCATGGTTGAAGCAGCCGTTAAAGTTATACCATATCCTCCTGTTTGTGTAGTCCCCACTAAAAATCTAACAGGACTTTCTTTATCTTGAAATTTTTGAATATTATTCTGACGATCACTCATTGGAGTTAATCCATAATAAGTTACTACCGAGTTATCCCCATACTCTTTTTTAAGATGTTCTACGATTGTTTCTACATCGTACTGGTAATGGGCCCAAATTACAACTTTTCCGTGTATCTCTTCCAATGTGTCAAGCAGTTCATTAATTCTATTATTTTTTATTGGTTTAATGGTTCCATCATCAGCTGTGAAATGACCACAATTAATTTGTTGAAGTCTCATGAGTTGAGTTAAAACAGTAGCTGTACTCATAGTTTTTCCTTCCATTTCCGCCAGCGCTAAATGTTTCATTTGTTTATAAATTTTTTCTTGTTCTGGTGTAAGTTTAATAATTCTCTTCATGTAAGTTTTTGCCGGTAGATCTAAACAATCATCTTTGAGAACTCTATAAGAAAAGGGTTTTAATTTTTGTGACAATTCTTCTAAATTTCTATAACCCACCACAATTTGTACAGATCTTCCCCCAAAATTAGCGGTTTTCATAACAGCATATCTGGTTCTAAATGTATAATAAGAAGAATGACCCAATAATTCAGGATATAAAAATTCACATTGCTTGTATAAATCCAAAGGAGATTTAGTAATTGGAGATCCAGTCAAGATACGTTTGTATTTAACTCCTTCAGCTAATTTACATATATTCTTAGTTCTTTTAGCATCGGGATTTTTAATGGTCGTACTTTCATCAATAGTCATTAGAGTATTATGACAAGATAAAAATTTTCTAGCAAAATCAACTCCCTTCTGAGTTGAAAACGCTTCTACATTCATTATTAAAATATGAAGCTCTTCCCCTGTTTTAAATAAATTTCCTAATTTTTTAGATTGGCTTTTAGTAATATTTGCTTGCCACAAAACGGGCACATTCTCAATATGGTCTGGTAAATGAGTAGGAATTTCTTGTTTATACCAAGTTCCTACTACCCCTTTCGGCGCCACAATTAAGGCACCATTAATTTTACCGGCATCGTAAAGCATAGCGATATTGTCTAGTAACACTTTAGATTTACCAGTACCCATTTCCATAAACAAAGCAAAATACGGTTTTGCCCATGACATTTCTAAAGCCTTGAGCTGATGCTCATACGGCGGAGTCTTAAATTTATATTTCATATTCTTTCTTGACTTCATATATAGAATATCTTATATAGTTTGTCAATGACAGAAAGAATAGAAATATGTTTACAGTAATGAGCGGGGCCGACAAAAGGCCTACAGTATATGTTATTCAAGAAATACCTGGAACAAAAGCAGGCACTCCTAAAATAAATATAATGAGCGCTTCAAAATATGGAAGATTTAAATTTCTTCTTCCAGAATTTTCACAGATCATATTCTCACCTGGACCTTTAATTTTTAAATTAAGAAATCTTCTAAAAAATTATCAACAAGAAGATTATTTATTATTAACTGGAGATCCAGCGATTATTGGTGTAGCATGTTCTATTGTGTCTGAACTTACAAACGGAAAATACAACTTATTAAAATGGGACAAACAAGAAAGACAATATTATCCCATTACAATAAACTTACATGAGAAAGGAGAAATTGATGAGTAGTATTAATTTTGAAGAAGATCAGAGAGAAGATTTAGGTGCAGTAAATGAAGCTAAAAATTTATCTGATCAAGTAGTAAAACTACAAAAGTTAGAAGACGAAGTAGTGAGTAAAGAGGAAGAGCTGAAGGAACTAAAAAGAAAAAGAGATTTAGTTTCAGGAGAAGTCATTCCTACAATGATGCAGGAAATGAATATCTCCACATTAAAACTAGCGGATGGATCTTCAGTAGAAGTGAAACCCGTGTACGGTGCTTCAATTCCTAAAGCAAGACAGGAAGAAGCATTTAAATGGCTTCGAGAAAACGGCCTAGGTGATTTGATTAAAAATGAAGTCACTGTTGCTTTTGGTCGTAACGAAGACGATAAGGCTACGCAATATGCTAGCCTTGCGCAAGGTCAAGGGTATCAACCGGTCCAGAAATTTAAGGTTGAACCAATGACACTTAAAGCATTAGTCAGAGAGCGTGTCGAATCTGGACAGGATATGCCCTCTGATTTATTTAACCTGTTCGCAGGCAACCGAACAAAAATAACAAGGAAACAATAACCATGAACGAGGTACAACAAAAAACAAACTCTTCTGTTCCTGCCAATGTATTTGAGCAGGATGCAAGTAAGGGTTTAGGCAATATAAGCCAACAAGATTTGGCATTGCCGTTTCTAAAAATCCTTGGACAATTATCTCCCGAAGTAAATGAGAGGGATGGTAAATATGTCAAAGGTGCCAAGGCAGGAATGATTTTCAATTCTGTCACTGGTGAGTTATATGATGGTGTGAAGGGCATTGATGTCATTCCATGCTTTTATAAACTCGAGTACATAGAATGGAAAGATAGAGGAGAAGGATTAGGAGCACCAATTGCTATCTATGATTCCTCATCTGACATTATGTCTAAAACAAAACCAGATGCAAACTACAAAGATAGATTACCAAACGGTAACTATCTTGAGAAGACAGCATCTCATTTTGTAATTATCTTAGGAGATAGTCCTTCAACAGCGTTGATTTCTATGAAATCTACTCAATTAAAAATTAGTAGAAAGTGGAACTCAATGATGAGTGGGATTAAATTGAAAGGTAAGACGGGGTTATTTACTCCTGCATCTTTCAGCCACATTTACAAACTAAAAACTACTCAAATGTCGAATGACAAAGGCACTTGGTTTGGTTGGGAAGTAAGTAAAATTGGTCCTGTATCAGATACTCAGATGTATCAGCAAGCTAAAACGTTTAGTGAAAATATTTCTAAAGGAAGTATCAAAGCTAAACATGGCGCTGAAAAACCAAAAGGGTCTGACTCGCATTTCTAGTTTAATCGATTAGTCGATTAAAAAAGGGGCGAGAGCGGGAGACTTAACTCGCCCCTCTGAAAGATAATTATGGAAAAGAAATATATAAATTTATTTAATGGTTATAGGCGCGCCTATGGTGTCGCTGATTGGACCAACGTAAAAATTGATCCCGTTAGTGGTAAAAAGAAACCAGATTATAGGTGGTCTTTTGAAGAATTTACAGATCAAATCTATACAGACCATTTAAAGGGCTCTAAATCTGTAGGCATTCAGCCTACCAATGAGAATTCAGAAGTTAAATTTGGGGTTATTGATATAGATCCAAATAATTATGATAACTTTGACAGAAAATTTTTTATAGACAAAATTCAAGAATTTAAATTACCTTTAATCCCTATTGAATCTAAAAGTGGAGGGCTTCATCTCTTTATTTTTATGAAGGATTTTATATCCGCGACTCTTCTAGTATCTTTCTTAAGTAATCTTCTTCCTCTTTTTAAACTAAAACCAGACACAGAAATTTTTCCCAAGCAGACACAATTAACTAAAGACACAGAAACTGGAGAATTAAGACCAGGACAATTTATTAATTTACCTTATTATAAAAGAACAGAACGTAGAGCACTTAACGTTGATGGAACTTTTTTTACCTTCGAACAATTTATTGAAGTAGCTGAAGCTAATTTAGTAGGTAAAGATAGTTTAGATAACATTACCGAAGATATTGATAGACAAATCTATGAAGGAGCGGATGATGATTTTAAAGATGGGCCTCCTTGTCTCGCTCATCTTTCTACCATTATGAAAGATCCAACTTTTGATGGCAAAGATAGATTTATGTATAACTATCATGTCTTTGTTAAAATGAAATATGAAGATACATGGAAACAAAAAGTTAAGAATGCACCCGTCAAATATTTTGCAGAACAACATGCGAATGCATGGGACGATAAATTATTAAACGCGAAAGTCAGATCATGGGCAAGATCTTTAAAAGGATATA